TGCGACGCGAGTCGCTTAGAGACGGAGGACTTCTGCACTGTCAACCGTTAGGCTCTGACAGTTCGGGCCATGACGCTCATGGCATCTCGCCAGGAGGTTTTCGTCATGTCCATCACCGGTCCCTTTGTTGAGACCGTACGGAGCCCAGGGACAGGCTACCCAATGGTTTACGACCGTTGGGAACGCTATCACTCTGGGTTACCGAGGGTTCCCCTCCCTTACATGCGTGTGCACAACACGGCATCTGACTTCTGGTCTGATACCGTGCGCGACGCAAACGCATCGTCTTTCCTCGTTGAGAAATACGGTGCGGCACGTACTGTTGTTTATGACAGAACGTGGAGTAAGGCGAAGGAGACCGCAGGTCATCTTGTCAACTTGGCTCAGATGAACCAAGCTATGAGTATGCTCGGGAATCGCACGCTGCAAGCAGCTGAGATTTTCCGGGCTATTCGTAACAAGAACCTGCGGGCTGGCCTGCTCGCTCTAAGGATACGTGATCCCGACGGCTTCATCAAGAAGAGACGTCGCACGAACCTTAAACAGGGTGGTGACCTCTGGTTGGAGTTTCAGTTTGGGTGGAAACCCATCGCTGACGACATCAACAAGACGATCCAGATTCTCGAAAGAGAGTTCCCTACAGAGCGTGTAGGTAGCTCCACGAGTTACTCGAAAGCCATTGACAAGCCCTACGAAATGGGCCTTGGCCAGAGTGATTCGCAGGAGCAGGGAAGCATCCATCTTAGGGTGGCTGCTTCCGCGAGAGTGGTTCCGACGAACCCGAACTTACTCCTCGCAAACCAACTGGGTTTTGTGAACCCGGCGCTGGTTGCTTGGGACTTGATCCCTTTCAGTTTCATTGTCGACTGGTTCATACCTGTTGCCAAGTACGCTGAGAGTTACACGAATGACTACGGTTGTTCGCTTCTTGAACCAAGCACCTCGTGGGGACTGAAGTCCGACTTGATAAGGACATACGCGCACAGAGAGTGGGACGGCACTATCAAAGTGCTCAACCAACACACTGCGCGCGGATTTTCTTACTCTCGTGAGACCAAGTTTCCACCACGTCCCGATCTCTTCGATCGGTTTCGCATTCCGGATCCCACAGTCTGGCATGCTATCACATCAGGAGCGATCCTGATGCAAGAGCTCAGCTATTTCCGCTGAGTTTTACCAACCTTGAGGACTTAAGAATGCCTAACATGGCCAATCTGTCGTTGAAGAACAACGCAGGCACCACTGTCACAGCCACCCAACTCTCGGCTTCTGCCGGTGATGGTGTCCCCGCCCGCTGGCGTGTCGAGCTGAACACTGTTCCGCCCGCATATCGCCCGTTGGTCGAGGTCACCTCCCGCTACAGCAAGTTTGGGAGCGGGAAGGCGAACAAGAACGTTCGCCGTGTCGACTTGAAGATCGTTGTGCCTCACTACAAGGTGGACGCCGGGAATTACTCCCCGGACGGCCAGAGCTTGTTTGAGGCCCATGCTGTGATCCCCCAGACCGTCCTTTCGTCCGATACGGATGATGCTGTGGCCTACTTCATGTCGGTGTTTGCCGACACGTTGATGGCCAGCGTCTTCAAGACACAAATTTCGCCGACCTAACCAGGTCGTTGAAGGAGTCATGATGACGTCAGCTTTCTGTAGTGGAACTACGAAGGTATTCCTGACCTTGTGTCAGGATGTTGGGTCGCCCTTTTCTCTCGCTCTGGCTGATAAGGCCAGAGCAGGGGATTGGGTTGGGGTGATCTCTTCTAGAGTCGATCCCACTCAGTACTCAGACCCCCATGTCTTCGCGAGGGATTACGCCTGTGCAGAGTTCCTGCGCAAGTGTAACCTTCCGTTAGACGGGTTTGACCGGAAGGCCGAGGCCCTCAAAGGGTTTTGGTCATCTGAGCAGACTTGCGCGGTCACTAACGCAACTTTTTCCAGATTCCGAAACAACGGTCCCTTGGGCCCGTCGGACATCGCGCTTATGACTCTGTTGGAGTCGGCGCGTGCCTGGATTAAGAAAGTGTTAGGACCCATCCCGAGCAATCTGGATGGCAAGTTTGGGCCGGGTGCGACATTCGGTGACCGGGGTCGTCTTACGACGATACCCGATAAAATGTCATCTCGCTTGCAGTCGACGCCGCAAGCAGCTGTCTTTCGACAGCTGCTGCGCGATTCCGCTTGGGATCGTGCGGTGTTGGCTTCTGGACGTTTCTCCGCCACTGAGATAGTCCGTGGAAACCGCTTCACAACGGTGCCCAAGGACGCTCTCAAAGATCGTGGAATATGCATAGAGCCTTCGCTCAATGTGTTCTTCCAACTTGACGTTGGGAAGCGACTGAAAGGTCGTCTCTTCAACGCTGGGTTAGATCTTATTTATGGTCAGGAGAAACATAAGCAATGGGCTTGTCGAGGTTCCCGCGATGGGTCTCTCGCAACCATTGACTTGTCCAGTGCTAGTGACACTGTCGCTTATGAACTTGTACGCTGGCTCTTGCCAGCGGATTGGTTCGCGCTACTTGATGCTCTTCGCTCGCCTTTCACCTTGGTGGAGGGTAAGTGGGTGCATCTACAGAAGTTTTCTTCCATGGGTAACGGATACACGTTCGAGCTTGAAACACTCGTATTTGCATCCTTGTGCCACGCTTGTGGCGCAGGAACCCCTGGGGTTGACTACCTGGTCTATGGGGATGACATTATTGTCCCTACAGAAGTAGCTAAGCGCGTCTTGTGTGTTCTACAGCTTTGCGGCTTCACGCCAAACTCCCGGAAGACCTTCATCGAAGGTCCCTTCCGTGAGAGCTGTGGGGGTGACTTCTTCAACGGTGTGAACGTACGTCCATACTATTTGAAGGAACTCCCTCATGAACCCCAAGACTGGATTAAGATGGCAAACGGAATTCGTCGATTGGTTTGTAAAGACCATACTGATTTGTTCCGTTTTAGCTATCCTTACCGCGCTTGGTTGCGCGTTTTGGATAACATACCATCTCATATCCGTCGGATACGAGGCCCGATTCAACTCGGTGACCTCTGTCTCCACGACGAAGCTGACAAGTGGGCGGATCCAAAGATCCGATCAGGAATCAGATACTATCGGGTCTACCGACCCGTAAGCCATCCGGTTTCCTGGCTCCACTTCAAGCCTGAAGTCGTACTAGCGTCCGCACTTTACGGATGTCCTAGCCACGGGGTAATGCCCCGTAGTTCGGTGTCCGGATATAAGGTCGGATACATTGCCTACTCGTAGGCAACAAGCGTTTGCTAGCTTCTTCTAAGCTAGCTGGACCCTTTTGGGGATAAATCCTTATGGGATGAACTGAACTTTGTGC